GGGCAAAGATATGACTGTCTAAGAAAGTCTATACTTGTTCAAAGAAAAACTGATTCAAATGGAGAATATTACTATGTTTGTGAGGATGGTATTTTGTTCCATTCTATTGCTGATACAAAAGTAGTTTCAGGTGGTCAATATGATGAACATCCATGCAGACAATCTAGCCTGAATAACATTTTACCAAAGCCAGCAACTTTCAACATAACAACAATATCTAGCACTAAGCCTTCTGTTACAAAAGTCAAGCGTGGAAGTGCCAAAGCACCATATCTAAAACAACTATCTGCAAATTGGGATAAATCCCTAAAGGGTGCTGTTCTAGTGTCTTGTCAATGCTGTAAAGGTAAAGGTAGAACTAGGGCTAGTATTTACAACAAAGCAAGTGTTTGTGAATGGTGCAATGGAACAGGTCTAAGTTTCATCTCAGAAAAACAATTTTCAACATTGCCTGATTCTAAAAAGAATTCAGTTGTTGAAACCGATGTTGAAACTCGTCATTCTCATCCTGAGATTGCAGCACTTCAAGATGCTTTAGATATGGGTACAGTTCCAAACAGAAGTATTAGTTTCGCTGAATCTTTAGTTAGTCAATTCTTAGCGAACGGAAAACTATCTTCTTCTCAGATGTATTATGTCAAGGAACTAAATACGCCTCAAGCAAGTCGTGGTGGAAATCCAAAAATTGATGCTCTAAAGAAAGTCCATGAAAGTCTTACAGGTCGAGACAAAAACTTCGCAATTGATTTGATTGGTTCATGGAATAAATATGGCCGTCTTTCTGACAAGCAAATGTATTGGGTTGGGGAATTAACCAAGAAAGGAATTGCGACTTCTCCTGACGTTACTAAAGTGCAAGATGGATGGGATGCAGTTGTTGAACTATTCAATCAGTTTGAAGGTTCAGAAAACGGCAAACCTTTGAAACACCCAATCATCACTTTAGTTGTTGAGTCCAACACCAAAGAAGCACCAGCACCATGCGTTCCAAAATACGGAACAAAAGGTGTTGAAACTTTCAATTCATTTCAAAGAGAATTAGTAATTCGCCCACTAAACTTCTTTGACAAAAGAACAGGAACATCCGAATCAGCAGAATTACAGTTTACAGAAGCAGAAAGAGCATCTTCTCAGGATAGCCGTAGATTCATCCAAAATGGTGCAACCCTAGCAAGAGGTAATGTAAACCGTTTCAACGGCACTATGACACCTTCTATGGGGCTTCCTGACGATACTTGGATAGTTCTTCAATCCCTTCGTGCAGACCCAATCGCAACTATCCGTAGATTAGGTCGAAAAAGTGGTTACTGTTGTTTCTGCAACAAGCACCTTTCAACAGATGTTTCAATGACTCATGGATATGGTGCAACCTGTGCTAAGAATGCAGGTCTGCCTTATGGTAAAAAATCAGCAGCATTGATTGAGAAAGAAATAGAGAATGAAGTAAGCCGAGTTGTTATGCAATTAGAAGGCGGTTCATGGGCTGTTGTATGCCTAGAAACTAACTCAGTCATTATGACTTTCGACAACAAAGACCAAGCAGAAAATTGGTTGGATGAAGATACCAAAGTTGCCTTCCAAAACAAAGCAGGGGAATTAGTAGAATGAAAGTAACAAACTCACAAAGCGTATGCGTGGATTGTGGTCTATCCTCTATCTCCATTGGGGATGACCAACCACGCTGCCAATGTGAGTTCTGTATGCTATGCTCTAGGCCAATAAAATGGAATGGACAAAATTGGATTCATGTGGAATCCAAAACAGCAGTTTGGGTTTGGTCAAATCCAACTGCAATTGTGAATTGTGTAGATGCTCAGGCTTGAATCCGTCATCTACATTTTACAATTCACAAAAATATTTTCTCTGACATCTCAGATATACCTGTTGACATCAACAGTAATTAACCGTAATTTCTCCTTCGATGATTATGGGAAACCGAGCGTTCAGTTTAGCAACAGGAAACAACTTAGTTTTTGCATCAACAACTAACCTACTTTCCATAGCAGGTAATACAACAGGTGGAACAGTAACATTAGCACTTTACAATGGTAAAGTTGTAGGTGATATTGCAGCCGCAAATCTTGTTCATACTTTCACTTTGGCTGCTGGTGCAGTTACATATGGTTTTGAGGGTATTTTATTCCCTGCTGGAATTGTTGCAGTTTTGACTTTGAATGGTGGAACTGCTGATATTCTTTTGGAACACGATTGAGATTCAATTTGCATAGTTCATATACTGTTGAGTTCAACATGGTCGAAAAAGCACTCAACATCTTTTTTTCAGATTTTTACAAATCTAAATATTCTGTATTTCTGACTATTTTTTTCTAAATTTGATTTATTCTGCAACCTGCTAGGGGTCAAAACCCTTATTTTCCGATATTTGCCTATTTAGAGCCAATCTGACGGCCTCTTTTGTGTTTTAGGACTCTACCTACCAGCGACCCCAAAAAACGGTCAGAAACGCTTCTATTGATATTTGTAAGATTTTAGTCTCCAAACACGCCAATTTGGGGCATTCCACTATCTTCATCGAATCCAATTGCTAGTCTTGCATACAATAAAGCATGAAATGCGTGGTCATCTCCATCTCTACCAAATTTAGTTTTATTTTGAGCATGAGTTGGTCGCATATTTTGTTCATCTTGTTCTGCTGATGAATTCAAAGAAGTCCATTCGTGTAAAACCCATTCCAAATCTGTTGTTTTGTATGGTAGAGAAATTTCTTTATTTTTGATTGCTTCAATTGTTGATTCGATGTAAGTTGTTCTATCTACAACAGCCATGTAAATTAGGTTTCTATTGTTGTCTCTTTTCTTGTATTGAAATGGAGTCAATGGCCGACTAGAATAATAACACGATTTTACCATATCTCCGTACTCTCTTTGGAGTTCTTTTACCTGTCTTGCCCCATACCCTATATCGCATACAACTTGTACGCAATTATAGCGTTCTATGAGATTCTTAATTTCTTCAACTTCATCGTTTTGATAGTCAGCCCTTGAATCTAATTTTAGAGCATTTACAATTTCACCATTTTTTCTCATAATCACAACTGTTGTTTGATTTCCCCAATCAACACCCATCACAGTTTCTTCCGGTGCATCTACAAATCTCAAAATCTTCCTGTTGGTGTCAACAGCCTTCAATGCTTCATCAAAAGTCAACGGTTTTGTCGAACCAGCGAAAAATTCTCCAAGAACTTCATTCGCATATCTTCTTGGAGTGTAAGTTGCTTTTTTCATTTTGATATCTTCATCAGTAATTTCAGGATGCATCTTTTGACTGATATGATATCCGATAATTCCTTCTTCTGAATTTCCATGAATCCATTCTTCTCCGTTCCATTCTCCTTTGGTAGTTTTCTCCCATAATTTCCAAAAGTCTGAACCCTGTTCTCTAGCAGTTCCACTAACAAGAACCCACTTGTATTCTGATAGTGCTAACATCTCAACCAACATAGGTAAAACATCTGCACCCGAATCCTGATATTCGTCAATACATACCATGTCTGCTTCGATACCCAATAGACCATGTGCATCACCCCAATTTGAGTAAGCATATAGGTGATTCAAAGACCTTGCACCAACATCAAAAGTTTGGTGGCTAACTGACTGTTTGATTCTTGGTTTCATCAGGCATCCACCATTGATAGATGACATCAAAGCACCATTGAATCTTTCATCAACAAATCTACTAACTTGTGGTTGTCTTGGTGCTGTGTAAACTGCATTGAAATATGGTATGTTCAGAAGGCCATACATTAGTAGATTACAGATGGTTTCAGTTTTCTCAACTTTTCTACTACATTTGAGAACAACCATTTTTGTTTTTGAAGATTTATTGCTTGGTTGAAAATGCCGATAGACATCTATCAAATATGGTCTTTCGTGAAGGCTAAATGGCTGACCATTTATTGTTCTAAAATACTGACTCCATCTATCAGGATAAATTGCGATTTCTCTTGCTTGTGTTGCTGTTAATTTAGCAGTAATACTATCGCTCACGAATACTGCTGATATTTTGAGGGTCTATATGGTTTCGATTTTCAAAATAAAAAAAGGGGATTGCCCGAAGGCAACCCCCTGATTTAGTTAGGTATTTTTATTTCCTGTGTTGACTCCAATCATAAGGTGTTGGAGTGCAATTTTGTGTGCATATGCAAGCAGGTTCAGGCGAATGCCCGATTGTGAATATTCCACCACAAAACCATTCTTCGTATTGCATTCAAAGTACCCCCAAGATTGTCTGTATTACCCATTCTAAGAAACAAATGTGTCCGATTAACATTTGAAGATGAGAAGCAATGAATTCTCCATTCCTTAACATCTCCTTTCGGAGTGGTTTGTTCCATATCGCTCGTACTGCATTTCCCCACATTCTAAGTGTTGACATGAGCCTTCGGGTGTGGTTTCCCTATATCAATGATTTCATATCTGACTATAATTTTAGACTAATTTAGAAGTATTCTTCAAAATCTATCAAAACTTACTCTTTCTGACGATACTCTAAAGAGCCTCGATAAAACAGACTTTGAATTAAGGCGACTAGTATGGCTAAAACTACTGCTTCAATTCAACCCCCAACACGCCCCAAAAAGCCAATTACATTCAATGATATTTTACTCATAGTTCTAGGTGTTCCACTAATCTTAGCATGGTTGTTTTTCGCCTGTTATGTTATCTATTCAGGAATCCAAGATGATACGGGTTTAATCCAAGACAATCTTGATTTCTATGTTGCACTAATCGCAATTGTTGGTTCACCAGCATTGTTGTTTATGAATTCCGTTTTGGAATCATGGAAAAGTGAACAAGCAGCAGAACTTTCTGCTTTACCGTCCCGTCTTGAATCTGAAATGAAAAGTGCAGAAGCATTCCTTGCTCACGTCAAGGAAATGGAGAATGCTCATATCCAACATGAGATACAACAAGCAGCCCTAAGACAAAAGCACGAATTAGACATGGATGAGTTCAATACAAAAAAGAAAAATTAAGGTGAAGTAAATGCAAATATATGGAGTAGATTTAGAATTATGGATTGCTGTTTTAGCAGCAGTTCTTGGACTGACAGTATGGGGATTGAAAAAGTATCAGAAAATTATGGCTGATGGTAAAGTAAGTCTTGACGAAGTAATTGAAACTTTAACAGAAAGTGAAAGTAAGATTGATGATGTTGTAGATGCAGTTGAAGATTTAACTGCTGCTATGGATGCTAAAAAGAAAGCAGAATTAGTAGAACTGTGCAAAGAAAAAGGACTCCCAACATCAGGAACAAAAGCAGATTTGATATCACGCCTTTCTGAGTCTGTTGAAGCCAACACCGAAGAAGAGTGATTCTAAATGTCAGAAGAACTCGATTTTATCAAAGAATCTTTGATTCAAATTAGAGAAGATATGACAGTTTTGAAAGACAACCACCTTGCTCATGTCGAAAAAGATATGAATAAATTAAAAACTGATGTCGCTGTAATCAAAACTAGATTATCTCCGATTGAAAAGTTTGTCGAAATGTGGACTCAAAAGATGGCTTTAATTTTCTTCGCTGCTGTCTCAGCAAGCGTTGGAATACCAATGGTTCTTTGAGATAAATGACTCTTGAAACCTGTTGCTGGTTGATACTTTTTTTCATGTTCTCAATAATTTCGTTAGATACCAATAAACTAGGTTAGAGCCGTCATGGTGAAAAACCGGAACACAACCCATTAACTTATGGCCGAGCGTCAGCGAAGTATCATTGACAGGCTTTTGAGAAGAAGGGCTGACCCTTCTGATACTCAAAAGATGTCAGATTTAATCAATGGTAATATGGGAAATGATGGAGTTTCTTGGGATGGAAAAACTCTTGCATCCCTGTCAAAAATAGGATTAGCAACAACTGCTGGCCGTCAATCTGCATCAGGTGCAGATACACAAGTTTCATACAATCTTCTCAGACAAATTTCTCTTAAATCGGAAGTCGTAAATGCAATCTTGAGAAGATGTGTTGATGATACTCTTGCGAATGGATATGAATTTGTTTTAGCAGATGGAAAAGATGAGGGAAGTCAAGAACAATTAGACAAGTTGCGAAAGTTCTTCAAAAACCCAAATCCTGACGATATGGGAGATGAATGGTTAGAGTCTCTTCTGTTCGATTTAATCCTCTTCGGGGATGCCTATTTAGAACTCGATGGAAGTGCCGACAAATCATCTGCAAATGGTGAAAATTGGTCATATGGTGGAGACTTGTTGGCTGTGTGGACTATTCCATCAGAAACCATGAAACTCGTTCCAGCAAATCAAACTCCAAAGCCACCAAAAATGGCGTACATTCAAACGATTGACAAAGTGGTTAGAAAGTTCGATGCAAATAAGGTAATTCACATTGCTAAGTTTAAGCAAGGTAGAGGATATGGTTCAAGTCCATTAATTCCTTTAATGGAGATAATAGCAGGTCAATTAAATCTATCAAATTATTTGAATATGCTTTACACAGGAACTTTACCAAAAACCATTCTAAATGTTGGAGATATTTCTAACAGCGAAATGAAATCTATGTTAGGTCTTATCGAGCAACAATTATCAGGTGGAAAATCACCATTTGGACTTATCGCAATCAACGGTGGAACAGGATTCAATATGCACCGATTAATTGATTCAACAAGAGAAGGGGCACAGTTAGATTTGTTGTATTATTACCGTGAAGAAATCTGTGCTGTTTTTGGTATTCCACCAATGAAACTTGGCTGGGTTCAGACAGGTAAATTAGCAAATCCTGAGCAACAACTTGATGCTTGGTATGATGTTATCGAATCTTATCATGCGAGGATATCTTCTATGATGAATAATCGAATACTTCCATTGCTTGGAATTACAGATTGGAAATTCAAGTTTGTAACTATCAGACCTTCAAGAGAAACAGAAAGAGCCGAGACATTGAAAGCACAGGCATCTGCTGTGGCAACATTAAGACAAGAAGCAGCAATTACAATCAATGAAGCAAGAGAAATGTTAGGTTTCCCTGTAATCAAAAATGAACAAGCAGATGACCCATTTTTCATTAGTCCAAAACTTTCAATCAACACTCCAAAAAATGCTGATGCAGAATCCAATACAGATTCAGAATCAGATGTTGGTTTAGATGATTTATTTCCAAATCCAATGGAACAAGAAGATGAAGAAGAAATTGGTGATATGCCTAAGTTTTCTGAGCCTGAAACTGAAATAACATATTCAACAGAAGAACTTCAAAACATGAAAAAAAAAGTTGATGATGCAAGTCGAAATCAATATGATAGAATTATCAGAACAACTACAAGAGAAACAGAAAAAAAACTTCTGAAAAATCAGGAAGAATTTGCTGACAGATTAATTGACAAATATTCTGAGAGAATAAATCCGACAGATGTTTTTGAATACAGTCTTGGAAACGTGTTGAACCCAACATCTGATTTTGACGGTGTTCTGACAAAAGCAGTTGGTGGAGATGACTTAGTTTGGATGGTTGATTTACTCGATAGAGAATTACAAGAATTACTTGACAAACAAACTATTTCAACATCAACTGCACTTACAGTTGGTTTTGATGAAACTCTTGCTACAATGGCATCTGCATCAGGTGTTGGAATATCTTTTGATTTTAGAGATGCAGAAGCAATGAGATATTGGAATGCAAGGTGGAGAGTTCCAGCATTGAGAAACACTCTTGGGGCATTCAGAAAAGAAATATTTACAGTCTTTGAATCAGCACTTGCAGATAGTAAAAATTGGCAATGGGTTCAAAGAGAAATGAGAAAAGTAATTGACCCATCAGGAAAAGCATTCCCAAGATATTATTACAACAGAATTGCTAGAACAGAAACAAGAAGAGTTGTTGAAAACTCACATCTTTCAGGATTGAAAAAATTAGGATTTTCACAAGTCCAAAGATTAGTAACTGTTGATTCTGTAACAGACCGAGATTTGTGTATTCCTTTTGAGAATGCTGTATATCCAATTGACAAATCAGGTGGGGTAATTCCAGCCCATCCAAATTGTCGCTGCACATTTACCCCATACGAAGCATCTGACGAAATTAATCCAATAGAACCTGTGGCTGATTCACAGATTTTGAAACCTGATGTTGAGGGTGCTGAGATACTAGATTTGGAGTGAATAAAATATGGCAAATCCTTTTTCTCGTTTCGCTTCTGAATTAAGAAAAGGGTCGAAAGGAGTTCCAACCAAAATAGTTCCTTCATACCTAGATTTATTGGCTTCAAGAATACTAACTCAAGCAAAGAAAAATGCCCCTGTACGCACAGGTGCATTGCGAGCGAGTGGAAGAATAGAATTAACAGCAAATCCTACACAAAGGATTGTTTCTTTTGGTGGTCAAGGAACTATGGTTGACTATGCAAGATATGTTGAATTTGGCCGATTTAGTTTTGCACCATATGACCCAATCCCATATCTCAGACCAGCGTTAATTTCAGTAATGAAAGATGCAAGAATAGATTTGAAAAAATCTTTAACAAAATCACTAGATGAATTTGAAACAAATTATGGGGTATTGAAATGACAGAACTCCAAACTAAGAAAACGCCAACAAGACAACAACTAACTCCACCAGCAGGTGTCAAAGCGGCCTGTAAAACAGGAATAAAAATGGTAGAAGAAGGAATGGGTGGAAGTGGATTAGAACCAGCCACAGTTAGGGAAGCAAGAGCAATTGTTAGGGGTACACCAATCACAGTTGCCAAAGCCAAAAAAATGGTTCGATGGTGGGGAAGAAATGCAAGGTTTTTGACTTACGATAAAGATTCACCAGCATGGGTTGCTGCATTACTTTGGGGTGGCCGAGCAGGGTTATCTTGGTCAAGAAAATTAAAGAGAACTTTTGATGCAGAAGATAAGGCTGCACAGGGTTCAGTTTCGTCAGGAGATTTTGTTTCTTGGACTACAAGAAAAGGAAGATATGTTGGAAAAGTTGAGAGAGTTCAAACATCAGGAAGTATCTCAGTTGCTACAAGTGAAGGTGGCTCAGAAAAAGTAGAAGTTTCATCTGATAATCAAGTAGCAATAGTTCGTGTATATGTGGATAATGAAGATAGCACTTTTTCACGTTCAAACAGAACTGTTCCTGTAAAAGTTTCAATGTTAAGAGTTCGACAAGAACCGAAAATAAAAGCATCTGCTGCTGTCAAAAAAACTCTCAAACAAAAAGCAGATGACCACAATAAAAAAGTTGGAAATGCAAAATCTAAAAGAACAAATGTAAGAACACTTTCAGCCGTTTTTGATAGGGGAGTGGGGGCATACCAAACTAACCCTCAAAGTGTTCGCCCAACAGTCAATTCAGCAGAACAATGGGCGTATGCTAGGGTAAATTCATTTCTCTATGTTTTGAGGAATGGTAGATTCAGGGGTGGTAAGCACGATACAGACTTGCTTCCAAGTGGTCATCCTCAATCATCTAAGAAAGAAGCGAATCCCTCAAGAACCATAACTTCTACAAGCGAAGATATGACTCACGAAATCTCGATAGATGATGCTACAATAGTTGGAGATAATGACTTTGAATCTAAGGCTGGAAAATCTATGCCTGTTGAGATTCATTACAGAATAATTACACCATTCAAAGTTGACAAAACAATTCAAGAAAAAGAATCAGATGATGTCAAGATTCGTGGTGCGGTTTATGTCGGTGGAGATGATATGCTAGACAGGCATGGAGAACTTGTTGATTCTAAGGCAATAATGGATGCGTGGGAGAAGTATTCCAAGAATCCTGTCATTCTATACAATCACTCAAAAACATACGGTGTAATAGGCCGTATGACCGATGTTTCTATGGAAGAACAAGACGGTGTAAAAATGCCTATGGGAACTGCAATCATTGATGGTGGAGAAAAAGATATCACAAGAAAAATCAGAAAAGGAATGTTGAAGGCATTCTCAATCGGATTTATCGCTAAGGCAGCAGTAAAAGAATGTAAAGACGATGATAGTTGCTACATGAAGTTCACCGAAATTGATTGGGTCGAAACTTCGGTTGTAGATGTTCCAGCAAGTCCTGACGCACTTTTCTCAGTTCAGAAATCTGTAATGTTAGGTGTTGAGGCCAACATGGAAGATTGCGACTGTGGAGATGATTGCTGTGATGAAAAAGATGCAGAATCAAAAATTAAGAAATTAGATTTTGATACTACTGAAAAACACATAGTAAGAATCGAAGAAGATGACCAATATATTACTGTCGTCTATGGTAAATCCGAAGAATGGGAAGGAATAGATGTTGATACAACAGATGCACCCGAAGAAGCGGGATATTATGATGAAGATGATGATAAAAAGATGATTTTCGATGTTTTAGCCAAATTAGATGCTATTGAGAGTCGTCTTGAATCAGACGAATCAGTTAATAGCCACTTGGAGTCAAGCAAGGGATTAATGAACTCCGAAGATATGGACATAATCACAGAAGATGCTGCTGCAACCGAAGAGGAATCAGTAGTTGTCGAGACTCCTGAATTAACAGAAGAAGTTGTTGAAACAACAGAAGAAATGATGGAAGAAAAATCCGTAGAAGAAGAGGTCGCAATGCCTTCTCCAAGAGAAGCATTAATTGATGTTGCATCTGCATTAAAGAGTATCATGGAGACTCTTGAGTCTATGCAAGAAAAATCACAAGAAGTTGTTGAAGAAGAAATTGACAATTCAGAAGATGAAATTACAAATCTAAAGGCTGAAATTGCTGCACTTAAAGAAGAGAAAGCAGCAAGAGAAGCAGCAGAAAAACTTGAGGCAGAAGTAGCCAAGAGAGTAGAAGAAAGACTTGCAGAAGTTGGTGTTGAAGCAACTCCATCTCGCAAATCTATCCCAACTGTTTCAGAAAAGAAAACAGTAGCAAAAACATTCGACCCACAACCAAATGTGAGTAAGGGCATGAACGGATTAGCAGTATGGCTAGAATCCAATATTGCACATAGGAACTAAGGAAGAGGGTCAAACAGAGAAAAAATCAAACTGAGGAATATAAAATGTCAGAAGAAATAGAGTTTAATGATGTAGTAGAAAGAGTGAAAGATGCACTTGCTGGCAATACAGCAGGGTCAGGGGCAACAATGTTGCCTACTGAAACAGCAGACGAAATTATTGCGATAGTGTATGAAAGAAATTTCATGCGTGGATTATTCCCAGCACTTCCAATGTCTCGCAGAACTGTAAACGTACCAAGCCTAACAGGTTCAGTTGCGTTCCACCAACAAACACTTGCAGATACAACATCAGGAACAGCACAAGCAGAATCATCTCAGACAACTGCTGAATTGACTATGACTCTAAAAACCATGATTGCTAACGTGCCTGTTGGAAACTATCTAATCGCATACGGTGTTGAAGGTTTACTATCCGTTCTTCGTGATGATATCGCATCCCGTCTTGCATACAATGAGCAATCACTTTTACTAAACGGTGATACTGAAACAGGAAGTGCATATGCAGACAACATTAACGGTATCTATAACGCATCAACCAACCCAACAGGTGTTGACGCTGATGACAACGATTACCTACTAATGTTCGATGGTCTAAGAAAGTCTGCTGGAAAATCAGTTCTAGTAAGCGGAACTTTCGCATTATCGCACATTCGTGAAGCAATTAACGAACTTGGTGTTTACGCTGAAAACCGTGATGACCTTGCTTTGATAGTTCCTAGGAATCTTGAGGTTCAACTGCTCGGCTTAGAGCAACTACAAACGCTCGATAAATATGGAAGCGGTGCTACAATCTTAACAGGAGAAATCGGTAAGATTTACGGTATCTCAGTATTCGCAACATCTGCCCTTGCTACTAACTTAGGATGGGATGGAACTTTCGATGCTACTGCTGCTGTTGCTAACAAAACAACTGCACTTCTTGTTCACAAGAGAAGTCCTTTGATTGGAAACCCAACTGTTGCTGACAGAAGATTTAGCATAGACTTCCACGATGAGCCAACAAAAGACAGATTCGTTTTGATTCCACGACAAGACATTGCTTTCGGTGTTCGATACGCAGACGCATTAGTTAGATTTAACGGAATCAACATAGTCTGAGACTGTTGAAACAAACCTTGCCTGATGGCTTAGTTTGGCGGCTACAAATAGCCGTCAGGCTAAGTCCTTTAGCATCGGTGATAAACCATAACGGATTAGACCTAGAGTATGATTCTCTTGGGCTATACTTTTGGTCAATTAATAATAGAAGAAAATGAGGGGTATTACTAATGTCAGTCGGCTGGACTATGGGGCAGTTGATTGTAGATGAAAGTGCTACTTCTGCGATTGATTATTGTACAGTAGCAGATGTTGAAGCATATACAGGAGTTGACTTCTCAGAAGGTATTGGTGCTACCGAAGCACAGATTGCTACAATGATTTCAAATGCATCAAGATTAGTAGATGCTTATGCTGGTGTTCAGGTCGCTGGAACAGTCGGAGTTACAGAATATTTTGACGTGAATGAATATACAAAACACATCGTCTTGGGTGTAAGACCTGTTGCTTCAATTACCAACATTTATTCAGTTGATGATAATGGAGTTGAAACGGCTTTAGTGCAGGGTAGAGTCAGAAATACGGATGAATATTGGCTACATGATAAAGAGGCTGGAATTGTAAGATTTATGGGGAAATTTACAGAAGATGGAATGGTTGCTTTGAAGGCCGAATATATTGCTGGAACAGCAACACCAACAATAGAAGCAAAGATGGCTACAATTATGATGGTATCACGAAATGCAGCACGTTCTGCATTGAATGATGAGAACTGCATGGATAGAGTAAAAGAGATGTGGTCGAGACTTCTGAAATCATCAGAATCAGATATGAAAGATATGTTAGAATTAGTCAAAAAACATTCTAAGATTGCAGTTGCTACTTTTGGTTTGGAAGGTAACTATTGAGGGAAATAATATGTCAATTTCAGACACAGGAATTCCAGCAATAGACCCACATACAATGTTGTCAAGTTTAATCACTACAAACATGACTTCTCCTGATGGAGTTTGGACTCCAATTGTGAATAGTGGATGGCTTGAATTCAAACGTCAAAAAACATACCAAATCTCAATCGTTCCACTATATACAGATTCAGACGCATTCAATCTTACAGGTGGTGCTTCGTCAACACAACCAAGAATATCAACAGGATATTATACCATAGTTTTGTATGCACCAACAAGAGCAAAGTTATGGTCTTTATTTCAGAAATTAATGCTAGTTTTGAACGATGAAACTTTGACTTCTCCACAATCAGGAAGTGGAATGTCAGGAGTTGATGGAAGTGATTATCATTTTGTCCGAGTAGTTAGGTCAGAAGATGCTAAAACAATTGAGTTCAAAGATTCATTATGTGGTATAGATATTGACAAAACTGATGTTACAGGATATAGAGCAGAAATCACGGTTTCATGCCGATGGAATGAATAAATACCGATTCCTTGAATAACCGGAAATCAACGGTCAAGTAATATGGCTCTCATAGATTTGAAGAAAGCAGAACTAATCGCTCTTTGTGAAGAAAACGATTTAGATACAGAAGGAACAAAGGCAGAACTAGCAGAAAGACTAGGTGCAGTATTATCTTGGGATGATGTAGTTGAAGAAGTAGTTGAAGAAGTAGTTGAAGAAGTAGTTGAAGAAGTAGTTGAAGAAGTAGTTGAAGAAGATGAAGATATTGAAGTTTACATCAACAATGTATTCAAAAAATATCTCAAAAGAGATGCAACTGTCAATGAGTTAAATCATTACAGAAAAGCATTGACATTCCATTGTAATTTAACAAAAGAAAACTTCGTTTTTGGAATCAAAAACTCAGACGAAGCACGTTCATTGTAAATATGATAAATATTGGTTTTTTATCGAAAAAATATTTTGTTAATCATAACTATCAATAACAGCAAACTGACAGGTTCGTTTCATTCCTTACAAAGACGCATCGAAAAGAGCAGCCTACAATCGTAGGTATCAGAAGAAAAGATATGCTAAAAGGAAGGCATCATACTTACACAATAAGAAGGTCAGAAGAGAACAAATGAAGGAATGGTTCAAGTCATTAAAACACACGCTGAAATGTGCTGATTGTAATATCTCAGGTTATCCTCATTCTTGGATTTTAGATTTCCATCATTTAGATTCTTCTGAGAAGTTTTCAATGGTTTCAAAAATGGTTCACGATGGATATGGAAAAGAAAAGATTCTAGCAGAAATTGAGAAGTGTGTTGTTTTGTGTTCAAATTGTCATCGGATTAGACATATCGAGGATGTTGAACTCAACACACGGCTCAAGTCAAAAAAGTGATTTTGATATCAAAAAACATTGATATTTGGGATATATTGATAAGGGGAAAGCCTACGGTGGCTCATTTATGAGCCACATGAGCCAACCAACAAACCGACCAAACCTATCAGTCCACGCTTTACAAAGAGTTGATGAAAGATTAATTGGAGAAGAAGCACAAAAAGTAATTTCAGCAGTTAGAAAAGCATCTGCAAAGTATGGAACAAAATCAGTAGGAATTATTGCACATGACTTAGGCTCACAAAGAGGCCAAGCATGGGGCAATACCAGCAACGGAGATTTAGTAGTTGTAATCGTAAGAAATGGTCAAGTGAAAACTGTTTACCTACGAAGGGCAACACAAACATTCGACCTTTCAGTTTCACGTACAGATGTATTAGTTGATATGACAGGAAGAGTTCTCTCAGCACCATTGAGAAACAATCCATCAGCAGGTCGAAGAGGAAGCAGAAATGCACCAAGAGATATCTTTGCTAACAGGAGATGAAAAAAATGACAAATGTAAAACCAAAAATGCAAGTAACAAAAAACGATGAATACCCACGCCATGACGGAAATAAACCCAAGACAATTTCTGCTGTAAGAAAAGTAAAATGCAGCAGATGTGGTGGGGGCGGTAGAATGCCTTTCAGAATTGACGGTGGTAGATGTTGGGGATGCTTCTCATCAGGAACAGTAAACAACTCATATCGAAAGTGGATTTTTCCTCAAACATGGAATGGAAAAGATTGCACCCAATGGCTTCTTGAGCGTCAAGCAAATCTTGACGAAAAAAGAGCGAAGAAACAAGCAGAAATTAAAGCAAAAACAATGACTAGAGTATTACACGCTAGAAAAATAAATGATGACAAATTAGTAGATTTAATTGGCTTAACTGTTGAGGAACTTTCTTCTGAATTATCTTGGAATAATTTTGTTACAGATGTATGTGCTAAAGCAAATAATTTCCAACTAACACAGGGTCAACTCAATGCTCTTGCTAAATCATACCGAAAGCATACAGATAGACAACAACAGAAGCAAGCAAAAATAGATTCTATGGTAGAAGTACCAACAGGTAGAAACGACATCACAGGAACTATTGTTAGTGTTAAAATTGCTGAAACAGAGTTTGGTACAACTGCAAAGATGTTGGTAGAAGTAGATGGATTCAAAATCTTCGGTTCTGTTCCGAAATCTATTTGGATAAATGAAGAAAGCCTAAGAGAATTAGTTGGCAAAACTGTTCAATTTTCAGCAACATTACAACCTAAAGAATTAGGATTTGGATTCTTTAGCAGACCTACCAAAGCAAAATTAATTTGAGTCCATTCATAACGGTGGGATTTCCCATCATTTTCTATGGCTAAAGCGAAGTCAAAGAAATTGAGAATCCTGTGGGGTTCTGAGCAACCAACTCGACCAACAGGATATGGAACTGTAACTAGAGAAATCTGCAAACGATTAGTTGAAAGAGGACATGAAGTTTTCATAATCGGATGGGATTACAATGGTGAAGATTTCAAACACGAAGAAGGCTGGACTTTAGTTCATGCTGGGATTTCAGGATATGGTGCTGAGAGATTAAGTGGCGACCATAGCCCAACTGTTTTGGAATATCATTTGGCTAGATTACAACCCGATTTATATCTGACATTGAATGACCCATTTTATATTGGTTCATCTGTTGTCAGCACCAATAAAATGAATGTTCCATATGTTGCATATATGCCGATTGATGGATATCCAATTTCATATGCTTGGAAGGATGTTTTGAAAATGCTTCATACTCCACTTTGGATGGCAAAATTTGGAAAATCTGTATTTACTGACTTTGTGAATGAATATAGTAGTGCTGGAAATGCCGATAAGACGCTCAGGGATGCTATGTTAGACCGTTATAGGGGGAATGAGGGGGATATACTGTTACATGGCGTAGAAACGTCTGTATTTGCCCCTATATCGGAAAAGAAAAAGGAAGAGACTAAGCAGATGTGGGGAATATCTCATTGGGATTACATTTTTTGTTCAGTTGGAAGAAATACAAATCGAAAACAAATCCCAAGATTATTAGAAGCATTCAGAAAGTTTCTCGATGAAGTAGATGACCCTGATTCTGTTGGACTTCTACTTCATTGTGGTGATGCATCAGATACGATGGGAATGGGGGGTTGGGATTTACCATTAACTTTGAATCAAATGGGATTAACAAAAAATGTCAGATTTACAGACAAAGGCAACAATCCATTGATGGGATTATCAAGAGAAGAATTAGCACTCGTCTATGGTATCTCAGATGTTCATGTTTTAGCAACAGGTGGAGAAGGCTTTGGAGTTCCAAGTGCAGAAGCAATGTCATGTGGAATCCCAATCATACTTCCTGACAACAGCACAGGTTCAGAATTGACAGGCGGAATCTTACCGGAAGGAAAATCATATGTTGAAGCCAACAGGGGATGGTTGGTGAAATGCATCACTTCGATTTGCGGTGGAAAGTGGTCAGTCAATATGGGATTGGTGGATGTTGATGCTTTGAAATCTGCAATGATTGAATCATATGAAAATGAAGATTTGAGAAAAGAACTTGGAAGAAATGCAAGAGACTTCGCAATCGAAAATCTTGATTGGGAAATTATAGTTGACCAAACAGAAAAAATACTATCTAAGGCCGCCAATACTAAACACCCACTTGGTAAACATTCAACAATGGGAATGAGGCGATAAAGTGAGTAAGAAAAACAAAGTAATTACCTGTGGTCATAAATGGAGATGTGTCTGCGAACATCACAATCTTAGATGTATAATTCCTGTTGATTTTCCACAGGGAGATTCACGTTTGAGATTCGTTTCTGAACTACAAAGAATGGGTGCTGAAAAACATACGAAAGATTCTGAACATAGATGTGAATTATGTGAAAAAGAAAGACAAGATGGAAGAAGGGCTGGGTATTATCAGAAAGACCCAAAAGACGGAAAAGTGAAACCAAAGATTCTGATTGAAAGATTAGAAAAAGAACGTGAAGCAAAGCGGAAATACAAACAATCTAAGCGAGACAGTTAATAGCCCCATAAGAAGAGGTTTTGGATATGGCAGTTCACGCATTCACAGGTGTAACAGGCAAGATAACAGTTTCAGGAAGCGTAGTAGGGTTTGTTAGTGGTGATTTATCATTAGCAGTAGCGACAGGAAAATATGTTACTCTTGGTGGCAACACAGCAACAGCAAATACAAGAGGATTGAAATCAGTTTCAGGTACACTAAAATATGCTTGGGGAATAACTGACTCAACACTTTACACTTATTTCAATACTGATGCTGAATTCGATATAGAGTTTGAAGCAGCAAATGATGGTGCAAGCCCCCCTGTCGGACTACACACATATACTGCTTCAACTTGCGTATTTACAGATATGTCAATCGAAGGATTAGAAGCAGGTTCAGAAGGTGCTTTAATGATTAATGCTTCTTTTGAGGGTTTGGATTGGTCGAGAGTTGCTTAAGCCTCAAATACCACTTCATTCATAACGGTGGGAAATCTGATTTTACAGATAATAAGAGGCGAAAAATATGTCATGGCTCGATTCCGCAATTGAACAAGCAAACAACCCGATTGATGTTGATGTTTCAGGTCTTGGATTATCAGAAGATATTATCCAAGCGAAACCACTATCAGCAGCAGAATTTCAGGTTCTCAAAGCAGAACCCGAAATCGCAAGATTATCAGGAGAAGATAGAAACGAATTACTTGGTTTACGAACCGTTTATGAAATGTTATCCAAGTGCGATAAATCATTATCTTGGGGCAAGTTCAGACAACTTCCAATGCAGTTACTTGGAGAGTTGGCAACAAGAGTTACAGCAGCAGTTGGAACAGGCCAAGACGGTGCTTTGGGAAAATAATAGATTACTCCAAATCAGACGAAGGACAATTTCTTTTTCAGATATTGACCGAAACAGGAATAACCCCTCAAGAATGGCGACAACTAGACCCAAGAGATTCTATGTTTCTTTGGTCGGCTTTTGCAGAAAAAGTAAGGCGGCAATATGAGAGGCAACAAGGTAGGTGAATAGATGGCTAAAGATGTAAAAATGTCAGTAGTCATTGAAGGTAATTCAAAACAATTACAGGCAGCAATGGCGGCTGCTGCTGCTTCATCTGATTCTGCCGGAAAAACAATTACATCCTCATTGAAAAAAATAGGCAAATCTATGGCTAAAGCAAGTGTAGCAGCAGTAACATTAGGTGCAGCAATTACAGGAGTTTTTGTCAAAAAATCAGTTAGCACATTTTTAGAGTTTGAAGTTGCTATGGCAAGGATGGGTGCAACTCTCGGTGAAACAAGTGAAATCACAGGAGAACTCAATGAAAATATGGATGGTCTTGAATCTGTAATCAGGAACATAGCGGCTCAATCTTCTGCTACTGCTACACAGGTAGCACAGGCTGGTAACGTACTTGCTCTAGCGGGTCTTAGCCTAGAAGAATTGGGTACAGAAACAGAAGGTGCAATCAAGAGTTTAGTTCAGTTTTCAGTTGTTGCTGGAACTGATGTTGAAACTGCTGCTGGAATTGTAATTTCTGCTGTCAAAGGTATGGGTCTTGAGATTGCAGATATGGATAGAGTAATGGATGTTTTTGTTGCTACTATGACATCATCATTTACAGACTTACAATCTCTTGGAATGTCAATGAAATTTCTTGCCCCAACAGCACAGGCGGCTGGACTTTCTATTGAAGAAATGGCAGCAGCAGTTGGTGCATTGGGAGATGCAGGTTTGCAGGGTACAATTGCTGGTACAGGATTGAGAATGTCAATTAACAAGTTGTTGAGTCCAACAGATGATGCAAGAAGAGTCATGGATAGACTCGGATTGAACTTCCTAACTTTGACCCCTGCTGGTCAATCAGCCGATGCAGCATTAAGAGCAGTTTCAGCAACAATTACTCAGACTAAAATTGATGTTGAAAGAACATCATTTGCACTTGATATTCTAAATGGAAAATTAGAAGATTTGTCAATTGAACAACAATCTAATTCTCTCGCAATAATGCAGATTAGAGCAAGGGCTGAACGTCAGGGAAGAGAACTAACTGAAACAGAAATAAAAAGAATTGAAAGATTAGAAATGGCTAACAAAAGTTTGGCTGTTGAACAAGCATCAGTTGCACTTGAACAAAGGATTGCTCAAAGAGAAAATAAGAAGTTTACAGATAGTCTGAAAGAACAGGAAAAACAGTTCTCAGAAAACAAAGATATTGTTGAATCTCAAACTATGGGATTAACATCTTTGGTTGACGTAATTAATCAGTTAGAAGCAGCAGGTGCAACAACAGCAGAAGTGCTAGAAATATTCTCAGTTCGTGGTGGTACTGCTATCATGGCTTTACAGGGTCAACGTGAAGGATTTTTGAATCTGATTGACGTTACAAATAATGCAGATGGTGCAACTCAAAGATATCTACAAACCATGAAAACAACTTCTGATTTCCAACTGAAAGTTGTTGCTTCATCCTTTGAAGAAACAAGACTTGTAGTTGGTGAATTATTTGCTGAATTAATTGGTCTTGCAGATGCTAATGATGGCAAGATTTCTAACTCACTAATCCGAGTATCAGAAACACTACGAGAAAATACTGACCAATGGATTGCTTTGAGAGATGCAATTGAAAGAGATATTTTACCTTTGATTGCCGGATTACCTGATTTAGTAGATAGAATGATGGTTTCTTTTGATTTAGCAGTTCCTTTTATTAGAGCATTCGGGAATATAATGAGAGTTCTTGGATTCCTTTTGAAACCTGTATTCTTTATACTTGATGCAATTGCTACTGCTATTAAAGAGTTAGAAAGTAGTAAAATTGGTAAAGTAGTTAGTTCGACATTAACGGGTGCAATATCGGGTGCAGTTGGTGGTGCAATGGTTGGTGGTGGAATCTTTAGTGTTCCATCATCAGTAATTGGTGGTGTTGGTGGTGGATTGATTGCTGGTGGTGTAGAAGCAAATGAACAATATTTCCATAGGGGCGGTGTTGCCACATCAGCAACAAGAGGGGTCTTTGGTGAAGCAGGTCGAGAAGCACTTGTTCCACTAGACCAATATGATATGTCAATAAGTAAGAAATCAGGAATGAATACGGGTTCTCAATCGAATAGTGGATTAACCCTCAATTTTGAGAGTATAACTATCAATGGCGGGGGAAGTATGACAGCAGGTGATGTTCGGTCTATAATTAGTGCAGAAATGCCTAAAATCGTCAAGCAATCATATAGAGGGGCAAGGGGGGTATTCTAATGGCTTCAATCAAACAAGATATTACAAAAACATTCTCAAGAATGGGTAACGGATTAGTAGAATTACAACGATGGTTTCCCGTCTATATCAAGAATGATGGAGTCGGTGGTATCTCAGTTGACCCTGTGCTTTATCGAACTAATTTTGGAAACAAAACACCCGAAGATGAAGGTGGTCTAAATGATGAGTCAAATACTGCTGGTGTAAGAGTCGAAGTCATTGATGATGATGGCTCTACAATGTCAGGAACTTACACCCTGACAATCTCAGGTTCAGGAACACATACACCACTTGCAGAAGTCAACTACAATGGAACTTCTTACAACTTTATGCTGATAGCCCCAACATCTCCTTCTGCATCAACAGATGGCATTTACGGATATTCAAGTGGGCTAGTTATTGAGAATGCAGGTGCATCTCATTCTTCGGGATTATCTTCAAGCCCAACTATGGTGTTTATGACCGTTCAAGAGTTTGCTGAAATGTTAGACACTTACAGACATATTGGGGCAACAAGTAAAGATGCAACAAAACCAGCATTCTTGCCACATGGTTTGACGGGAAGAACGGTAGCAAGTGCATCAGCAAATCCTTTGATGAATGCTGACCCAAGATTGAGTTCTAGTGGTCTAAATAAAGCATCAGCATTGTATGGAAATCAACACAAAGTTAGAGCAACGGTTTTCATGCCTATGATGTTAGATAATAATCAATTTGACAAAAGAATAGCAAATGCAGAAGTTGGTTTTTCATATCCAAGAAGGGCTGGTGTTTCAGGGTTTACAGGTTACAAAGCAAACACAATAACAAGATATAATTCTGACCCAAATACTGCTGGAATCAGATACAAAGAAGTTGGATATTCAGGCGACCACAAAACGGGTGCTATTGGTGCTTGGTCTATGCAACGACAAGCAACTGTTTCAGCAGATGGTATTAATCATACGATTCATGCAAACTCAGGCGGTGGTAATTATTATGAACAAGTTGGATATGCAAATGCAGATACTTCTCCTGATTCTGCTGCTGCTTTGAATCCAAAATATAGAATGAGAATGGCTCTTGCTTGTTTTCTAAAAGATGGAACTTACACACTAAATGATGGTGGCACTATAATCCCATATATCTATGATGCAGATAGAACAATTGGTGGTGTTAATTCTCAAACACTTTACGCTGTTTGGGATGGGAAAAATGGTTATGGTAATTCTCAACCCGTAGCAGATGATTGTGATGCTCAGATTTATCCAATGTTCGACTTTGTTCAAGGGATTGTTTCACCAGCATCACAGGGAAATAATTTCGATATTTCTTCTAATGAAATGGAACACGTTATGTTTCCATTAATTGAAGATGACCAACCACTAACAGGTGGTGGTGCTGTAACTGATAAATTAATTCAGCCAAGACAATATTTGGTCAGACCAAATCCCAAAAGAGCAGAAATATTTGCTGTTCAAAAAACATCTGCTGGAATCCTCAGAATCTACATTACAGCAGCATCAGTAACAAGTAATTTTAGAGGCGGTCATGGAATGCCTATTTACATCTCAGGGTTAGGTGGAACATTAGGCACAGCGAATACTAGCAATGCAAGATGGAATGCAGAAGTAGATACTGCGACAGGGGATGATTCGTCAACAAACAATGGAAATGACATTGACCATAATGGCTGGTGGATTATGGATAGGATTTCACAAGTTACAACAGGAACAATAGATGGTGTTTCAGGAACTAAAACATATCAAATGATTGACGTTAGAATTGGTTTGGGTGTATTCGGTGGTTCAGGAAAATCCACATATGAAACAACGGGCTATGTCTGTCAAGGAAGATTACATGGTGCTGAACTTCCTAATGGTTCACAAACCACACCAGCAAATCTCTATGGCTTCGATGAATCTTGGCAGAAAACAACACGCATTCCACAGACAGGAATGTGGCCGATTGGTATGTCTCAGCCCGACTCAAATTGCCCCAAAGGTGGTTCAACAGATTCAACATATCCAAGTAGGCCAACTCAATTTTCTCCCCAACAAAAAAATGCTGATGGAGTATATGTTTTAGGCTCAACTCAAACTCCAAGAAGTATATCAATTAGAGATGAAGGAGATTCTATTTTTCTTGCTTCTCCAACTACTTCAAGTGTGGGTGGTGGAGTTCTAAGAATACCACCACCGATAGGATGGGATTTAGCATCAGTATATTATTCTTCGACAGCAACAACTCCGACTACCTACACAAAAGATTGGGATTGGACTGATACTGCTTCTACACTTGATGGTCTGCCTACATCTCGATGGGGGTTCAGGGGTGTCAATATACCCTTTTGGTCTTTCATAGATGGATTGACGGGAAGGCATGGTTGGGATGTAACAAAACCTGACGGTTGGGCTTATGGAAGAAATAGACCATTCCCAGCACATGAGAGAGTTGGAACAAGAGCAGGTTATTCTCCTTCATTATACGCTGATGCTGGTCTAAATGGTTGGGGCGTTTCTGCTGGAACTAATACACTAGCATCGGGTGCAGAATCAACAAAGATTGGACTATCAGAAATGGGTTGTTCTCCAATATGGTTAGACATGGAAATGAAGGCTTTTATTCCGATTCAAAAAGATAGGCTTCTTTTGATTGAGTTTGACAATGGAGTTACGTTTGGAAAAACAGGCCGACATTCGATGCTAACTCACGGTGGAACAAACAATTTCCTTCAAGGTCATGGCTTCTATTCAATATGGGATGGATTGGGTATTCAAACTCATCCGATAGCAACCAAAGTTAATCTGTTTGGTCAAGCAGATAGTAATTCATCTTATGCTGTGAATAGGCCGACAATTTGGGCTTGGGGAACAGATACAGAATGGTTCACAAATAAGTGGATTAGTAGTGATGAAAATCTATTTCCAACTGACCCATCAGCAAACCCAGCAATACGACCAAGTGGTGCTAAAGGAACAGCAATTGGTGGTAATAATGGTTGGGGAAGTTTAGGAAATCTTTACGGCTACGGAACACCTAGAACCATGTCAGAAGGAATGCACACAATCAGGACAGTTTTTACTGAGGCTGGAATGACTTACATCCTTGATGGAACAACAGTTGGAACAGATACTAATTCAGCAAATGCAGTATGGGGAATGACAATAAAAATTGGAGATTCTATGGGATTGATGAATCCTGTATTAACCCCTATTGCTGTTAATAATAATGCAGGTCAATTAGTAGCACCAACAAGACCCAATTTGAACGTCAGTCAAGCAGATTTACAAATTGACGAAATCATTCTTCGTCAGATTCCAACAAAACCAATGCTACCATTTACAGTTGATTCGATGAAACAACAAATCACAAACGTGGCAAGATACAATTCTTTAGATGTTGAAGTCAACAATGTAGATACGAGTAAAGGGATGAATATCACAGCAACTTTGCTTGAGCCACCAACATCAACACAAAATGGAATTGAGATTGAGGCTTCGACTGTGATTTCAGGATATGATAATGTTGACCTCAACATCTTAGGTGGGTTCGGAACTTTGGATTTGTCAAACCTTCCAGCAACAGCATTGACTAATGGTTTCGTAATCAGATTCAATTTTTACATTCCTGATAATACTCAAACTGAATATCATCCAATTGATTGGAATAAAATTCCGATTGTCAGAAATTGGTCAATCAATTATGATATCAAACCCGATGCAACTTTGACTTGCACAGGTAACACATTCAATGGAGATGTAACTCCACCAATCAATACAAAAATAGGAAATATTGTTTCTTTCAGAATTGGTGCTGCAACTACTGATTCAGATAGAACAATATCATCTGTAAAAATAGATTTTGGAGATGGTTCTGAAAGTGGATGGATAGATGTTGCAGACCAAACTTTGACATCAACAACTTACGATGTTTCTCATGTATATACGGGTGCGGGAACAAAGTCAGCAGTAGCATATGTCAAAGACGATAAAGGAAACATTAGTGATGCTTCTACGGCTATTTCAGTAGTGATTGCAGAAGGACTTCCTGTTGCAGTTCTTAGAGCAAGTCCAGCACTAATTTATGCAGGTCAAACAATAACACTTGATGCATCAAGTTCATACTTAGTTTCTACAACATCAGGAATCAATATTGCATCATATGTTTTCAATAGTGGTGTAAGCGGTGCAAGTGATGTATCTCAATCAGGTTCATCATTACAAGTTACTTATTCTGCTGCTGGTGAATATGCAGCAACACTTCAAGTCAAAGATAATCAAAGCCCTGTAAATACTTCATCAACATCAACTGTTGTTGTCAAAGTTTTACCAGCAAATACAGCAATAGATTTGTTTGCTAATTTGAACACAAGACCAAGTGGTTTTACTGCAAAGAGAAGTGCAAATATAACTGCTGTTTCTGTTTTGGATTCTGAATATCCTGATGTTACAGATATGGGTACTAGAGATGAAAGATTTACTCTAACAGGTTCATTCTTGAAGGCAACAGCAACAACTGATATCTTGCAGATGGAGACATATATTTCTGACGGAACATTGTTGTTCATTGAATGGGAAACTACGAATTGGGCTGGTCAATCTTCGGTACAAAGATTCACAGGAAGAATGATTGATTTCGATTATGAAAGAGAAGGTGGTAGGCATGGAGAAACACCATACACAGCAACCTTCCAAATAGCATCTTGATAAAACGGTTCATTGATAACGGTGGGAGAAAAAAGGTAGTATCATGGGAATAGACCGGATAGACGATGATATGTATGACAAAATAAAATTAGATGTGATGAAATATCACATTCAATATACCTTACAAATTACTGCTGATAAACTTGCAGAAGCGGGGAAAACATTGGGTGATTTACCAATACCTTCTGTTGAAGATATAGGAAATGCAGCATTCGCAGAATTACTTAACGCATCGTCTCAACAAAACCAAACATTGAAAGAAATAACAGAAGAAGAAGGATATTCAACATCAGCCCCAAACGTAATTCTTCGATATGATGAAAGTGATAAGAGAGATTTCAGTAAAATATTTCGTGAATCAATTATTGCTGCTGTAAGTAATGTCAAAACATTTTCAGATAAGTTTGCCTGATATTCTGTAAGAATAGTCAGATAGAGAATATTGATAAAGGGAAACCCCTTCGGACACATTGCGAAAACACGCAACGGAGATGAAAAATATGACAACAACAGGAATAAATGGATGCTATGAAGATGCAAATGGAAACTATTGGTACAATGGAGAACAAGTAACTTTTGAGTATTGAATAAATGAATGAAGGAAATAAAAAAGGAGATGAAAAAAATGACATGGCTATGGAATGAAATGGATGACGAAAATACCCTAATGAATACTGATAATTATGATTCAATTGTCAGAAATCTTGGAGTTGGATATGTAGTTTTGAGAGATTCTTACAAAGATGGTTTTGTTGGTGTAAAATCCAATGACCGTGAATACTTTGTATGCAATGCTTTCAAAGGTGGTTGGGATAACCCAACATTCGATGGAGAAAACCCATCCGGTGATATCTACACTTCTATAATCAGCCCCTATGCTCTACGCTTGAATATTGATTTACTATTTGACAATGATTTCAAATCTGTACCTGTGTTGGCTGATGATAGAAACTTGAATGTTTCAATAATCGGAGTTGACACAAGCCGAGATGAAATTGTTGTTAAAGTTCAATTTTGGAACAGGGCTTACGGAACTGACGATATACTATACTGAAATAGATACCTAACAAAATCGGGGGTCGCCTTCGGGCGACTCCCTTTTTTTTATTTTGAAATTCGATAGATATTCTATTGAACCACGTTTGCCCGATAGAGCCAATATGAGCGACTTCTTTGACTTGATAGTGGAACATTACAACCCAACGTCAGAAGCGTGGGAAAACGTAACTATAACGGGTGTAATCAGTATCAAAGTCAAACACCGATTGAATGCCCCATCCGAATGTCAAATTGTTCTATCAAATGTAAAAGGAAAAAGAGCATTTACAATTTCAAGAGGCGATAGAGTTACAGTCAAAGCAACACCGAATAAATGGATTTCAGGAAGCGTTACAAAACCGTTTGTATTTTGTGGAATTGTCTCAGATATAGAAACTTCAAATTCTACATATTCAGTTCTTGTTTACGATACATTGGGTTTATTGTCAAATGAAATTATATTATCTAATCCATTATCAATATCAACACGTTCAGATGGTGCTTCTGTTCTGAAAGAAATTGTTTCAGGGAGTTCATACAATCTACTAACAAGTCTTGAAAAAATGTTAGGTGAAACAAGAATAATAATTCCAAGTAATTTGAATCTAAAAGGTAAGACAAGATTATCGGGAATGCAATCCGTTCTATCTTTGATTAATGCAACTCCAAATCTGTTCAGATTATCTTCAAGTCTCTCAGAAAGACGTGTTGAGTTCAACAGGCTACCTTCGCTTGATGATACAAATTACACGCCATATATCGCTGGAAGATTACCAAGAACTACTGCACCTTTGGATATCATACCAACTTCAATAATTAGAGAAGAAGATGATTCTGATTTGATTAATGTTGTTTCAGTTCAAAATAGTGATTTAGATATTCTAGTAACTGAACCAGCAATTTTGCCAGCATCACCGATACAAAGATTGTTTGAAGAAAGTATGATTTCTGACGAAGTTTCTGCAAGATTATTTGCACGTCAAATTTTGAATCAACAGGGAGTGGATAAATCAAGATGGATTGTAGAAGCAATCCCAAACAGATTGGATATTATTGCAGGTGATATTATTGAGTTCAAATCTGTTGAAGGTGGGCTTGCTGGAAAACATATGGTTTTCGATGTTACTTGGAACATGACTACGGATGGTTGTGATATGACTTTGACAGTTGGCCGACAAGCCCCTGATTTCATTACATCTATCAGATTTGCAGCAGGTCAAAGTATTTGATTACAAATCTGACTATTACGAATATCAAAATAGTGGTGTTTTAAGCCCGTCTTTTTTTCGGGTGGTATGATTTGACCTGTTGACGAAAAGAAGCCCTTAGAATGCTTGCATTCATATCGGTGGGGGTAAAATCAGTTGTCATGGCCGTAGTCAAAATCAACATTCCATCAAAAAACAGACTTCCTGACCTTTGGGAAGATATTCAACCTGACTTTCCAATGCCTTCTCCAAGAACATATCAGGCCGAAGCATTATCTGTAATCAAATGGGCTTTGGATAATGATGATTTTGATAACATAATTGTTCAAGCACCAACAGGTATTGGGAAGTCAGCAATTGCTATGACTTTACAGAAGTGGTTTCAATCTGCATATCTACTCGCACCAAGTCTTGGTTTGACTGAACAATACAAGAGAGATTATGGTTCATCTTTGAAAGAAATAAAAGGGAGAAATAATTTTCCTTGTTGGGTTAGAGAAGGTACAGCAGAATCAGCACCTTGTTATGGTGCAAAGCGTTCATGTCCTCATACAAAAGAGGATGACCCATGTCCGTATTATGAACAGAAATTTGAGGCTGCAAATTCAAGATTAGTTTTATCGAATCCAGCATATCTTTTCAGATTGATTCAAGGAGACAAAAACTTTGGTCAAAGAGAATTTACAATTGTTGATGAAGCACATGATATGGAATCATTTCTTCTAGGATTATTTGAAACAAGAATTACTCTTGGAGATTGGGCGTTGGCTCATGGCTCAACAACTAATTTTCCAATGCATTATCATGCGGCAGATTGGATTCCAGCGATTACAGAATTACACAAAGCGGCACAGGTTGGAATAGAAATATCTGAACAGAATGAAGATGAGAAAGCAACAGAAAGATATCGAAAATTATTGGGTAAAACTACGACACTTCTTGAACTACTGAAAGAACCAAATCGAGTTGTTGTCGAAAATGAATCTGACCGGAACGGAAGGTATCTGAAAATAAGACCTGTTCGTGTCAACAGGTTAGCATCAGAAATGCTAGAACGTGTCTCCAAAAAACGAATCTTTCTTTCAGCAACAATTCTCGATGTTGATACTTTTCTTTCAGGTCTTGGATTAGAAAATCAAAAGAATCTTTATGTCAATATTACCAAGTCTCCATTCCCCCCTGAGAACTTCAAAATACATTATGCCCCATGTGGTTCAATGTCATATTCAAAGAGAGACAAATCTGTTCTGAAACAGGTCAAAGCAATTGCTGCAATTATGGAAAAATATCCTGAGAGAAGAGGGGTTGTTTTACCACATAGTCATTTCATCAGAAATGCGATTGTGAATGGTTTGAAAGAACTCGGATATGGTGATAGAATTGTTACACATGATTCTAATCCAAGAGCAAGAGATGTTGCCCTGAAACATTTCTTTTCTAGCGAAGATAAAAGTCTAGTTTTGATTAGCACATATGTTGGTCAAGGATTCGATTTCAAAGGCAAGTTAGCAGAATGGTTGGTCATCTGTAAAGTTCCATATTTACCAATCAAAGGAGATGCCGTAATAGAGCAGCGTTTACAGGAAGATGAACACGCTTGGCGGAGTAAGTACGAAGGTACTCTTGATTGCCCTTATGAGCCGCCTACAAAGTATTCTAACGGTATGTGTGGGTCATTCAATTGCCCTGCCCCATGCAAGGCTTGGTATCAACTCCAAACAGGTCTAAAATTAGTGCAAGGTGCTGGCCGAATAATCAGAAGTCCAACTGACAAAGGAGACTTGTTTATCTTGGATGGTTCATGGGCTAGATTTGCTAGAATGAATGCTCGACTTTTACCACATTGGTTTCGGGGTTCAATCGGTGAAACACCGAATTGGTTGAAGCGACATATTCAGTAAAACTTTGATGTTGGCCTCAACACGTTTATGCTCGGCAAACTCTTGCATCTCCAACTGCACAAACTATTTTCAAAGGCAGGTCATTCCATCCCCATTCAGCCGCTATTCTGAGAGAAGTTATTCTCCTAGAAGCGTTAGAACTGTTTCTTGATTCGTGGCCGCTAAGACCATATCCTGTGATTGCTGTGTAAATGTCAGAAGCAATGTATGTTTGCTTTGCGAATGCTTCCCATTCCCAAACTCTTTCATTGTATGCGATTTCAGAATGTGTTCCTTTTTGGATTTGATTAGTTTCAGATAATTTGAATGAGTAAACCCAATCTGCTTTGTTGAAGTTCCACACACACTTCAATCTCCTAGAAGCATATTGAGCAACGTGAACTAACTCATGTGCTAGGGCTACAATTGATTTAACTGAGCCATCGAAATAAACGTGAACACTTACAGCCGTAGCAAAATCATTTGCATCTGTATCATCCAATTGAACAAATGCTTCTTTGCCTACACCCCATTCGTCATATGTAGTTTTACTTACACATACAATTGATATTCTGAACTTGTTCAATGCGATTTTACTAACACCTTCTGTTGTTAATGTTTGAAACACACTTTCTGCAACATTCTTTGTTGTGTAAGGTGCTGACATATTCTCAGGATTATAGAAAATGATAGGCATTTTATATCCATCCACTAAAACGGATTCCCATGATGTTTGTGTCTCTTGCGTCTTGCTCATGTAATGAGCAAGGGGGGCATTCCCCTTATCAATGTTTAGGCAATATCAATGGTTTTTGATATCAAAATTGTATTTTCTATCCACGCCAGCCATGTGATTCTTTCATAATGGTGGGCTAATCCTGATTGTTCATGGTCGAAGATGCGATAATTGTAAGGCAAGCCCGTAGATGGATTCGTAAACAGGCGAAGGGGGATATGCCTGATGAATTGTATTCTGCACTAGCAGAAGGTGCTGATGGCCTTGAAAAAAGACAAATCAAAAGTCTTGCTAAAGTCTCAAGAATTGTTGCTGATAATGGAACAATTCGACCATACAACGATTTCAAAAAAGATTGGAAATATACCAAGTCAATCTATGGTCATAGAGAGTCATGTTCGTTATGTGGAAAAAGACCGATAGTTGAGAATTGTGTTTTACGAGATGAGGATGCAGATAGAGAAATCATTGTTGGAAATGTATGTGCATATAGATATGTAGAAATCACAGTTGATAATCGAGTTTTAGATGGTGAAGAAAAAAAGGAATATCTCAAGAAAAATATGAAAGAAGCCAAACATAAATTTAACCGAACTACTTTCACTCAAAAATATCCATCTGCAATGTCTGACTTGAAAAGATATGAACAGATGATGACGAACAATAGATTTCTATCTCAACCAAGAAAAAAACTATGGAAATCTATTCATAGAAACATGGTCAAGAGATTAATGTCTCATGGTTATCCAAGTCCTAAATTAAGCAGACAATGGGAATCATTTATGATTGATGCAGAAGAAGAATATCAAGAGTATTGTCAACAAGAAAATGAACACCAAGATAAGATAAGAAAACTTGTAGAAGAACGACAAGAAAGAAGAAGAAAAATGGCTCAAGAAATTGCTAATAAAAGACAAGAATGGCATGAGCAAACTAGGAAGTTTCAGATGATGGTTAAGTCTCTCGATAATCTAAGTTCATGGGAACAAACAATGTCCGTTAGAGTTGCTCAAAGAATTAAAAATCAAGGAGTCAAAAGATTGGATTCGGGTTACAAGAGATTTTACCAAGAAATAGTAATTAGATATGCTTTAGAAACGGGGGATGAAAATCTCCCATCAACACCACTATCAGAAGAGATACAGGGGTGGGATAAAACAAGATTAAATGGATGGGAAAATGATTTTGTAAAATCAATAATAATCAAGGCAATGTTGAATCGAGAAATGACATCGAAACAGATGGAAATTATTGAAAAAATTAGGAAGAGATTGGCATGAGATTTTTAGATGGTAAACCAATTCCTAAGCAGGTTCTAACGCCTGATAATAGGAACTTAGGTTCTCCCTCAAGAATAGCAGATGTGTATGGTGTAAGCATCATCGAAAAATGTCTAAATCCTGATTGTGAGAGAGAAGCAGAAATGGATGCATTACTACTATCTCCGTTGAATCAATTTCCCAATATTGTAGTCATATGTGGAGACAAAGGTTGTGGAGTTTATTGGACTTTGATTGGTTCTCCACCAAAAGAAACAGTATGGCTTCATATCGAGGATTGAAAAGGGTGGGATAAACAGGTGGATAATATGGAAGAAAATCAGATAGAAGTTTTACAGTCATCAGAAAGTGCAAGTAAGTTTACAGTTATGATTGGTGAACATGAAGTTGTTCTCACATTTTTGTCATCTAAGAAAGGGAGAATTGACTTCTCAACAGACATAGATGGGAAGCCAAAAGGAAAACTAAATCTTCTATCTCAACACAGTATAAATCGGTTCGTTTCTGCTGCTGGTATTGCAGAAGGTCAGAAGCAACTTTTCAAAGATACATTATTGGAAGTTGGAGTTATCATTAGAGATGCTAAATATACACCAGCACCCGAAGTTGTGAAGATTCCTGAAATTGACAAATATCTTGGTCAAGATTCTACATTAGGAGTTGTTGATGCCAACACGATGGAAAAGTTTCTTGCTGACGAATTGTTGTTGGATAAAATCAACAAAATATTACACGAATCAAGAGACACGCCTTTCATTGGTGATGATGCAAATTTATTGTTGACTTTTCTAGTTATTATGTCATGTAAAACAGACAACCCATTGAACTTGGAAATGGTAGCAACTTCTGCTGCTGGAAAAACATACATGGTTTTGACTGCAAGAAATGGTGTTCCAAAATCAATGTGTATGGTTCTTGCAGGTGCAAGTAGAGAGGCTTTGAAATATGATTATGATGAGATTGATGATGAAGGAAATTTCATCATTCACGTTGATAACAAATGCATCATAATTTTGGAGAAAGATGAGTCATATTCTTTTGTCAAAAAAATGAAACCTTTGATGTCAGGTGATGATGATGAATTGGTTTGGAAAACACCAATCAAGAATGACTTGACAGGAGAAATAGAAACAAGAGATTTCATCATTCGTGGTCAACCCTCATTCATTACTTTGACTACAAGAAATCCAACAGAACAAGAGCAGATAACAAGAACTCTTTTGATGACTCCTGATACTACTGCTGGCAAGGTTGCTGATGTTGTGAAAAACTCTCTTTTGGCTAAAGCAAATCCTGACTTATTTCGGGTTCACAAAGACCTTACTTTAATGCAAGCATCCATGCTTTCGCTAGGCAAATATAGAGTTAGAAATATCTTCGCCCCTCAGATGGCAGATTTCTTCCCATCAAGGTCGGCTCAACATCAAAGAGATATAGGAAAAGTCCTATCAATTATTGACTCGATTACATTACTACATCAGAAGCAAAGACCTATTTACACGAATTCAAATGGAGAAGAATTTTTACTTGCATCTATTGAAGATAATATCATAGGTTTGGTGTTAGCAGATTTGGTTCTTAGAGCAAGCCTTTCAGGTGTACCCGATGACTCTTGGGCTACCTTTACTCAGATGATTAAAATGGATGAGTCTAATAGGGCTTTAACGATTGATAATATACTACAATGGTTACACATCCATGCCTTCTCTCTTTCAAAGAATGCTTTGGTAGAAAAACACCTTCCAACTCTTGAAGATTCAGGTCTAATAGAAGTTCTTAGAAGAGGCGGTGGAAGAGGCGGAAAAAAGAAAACTTACAAGATTGTTAAGACAAGAAAAGGACTCATGGATAATTATTCTTTGACTCCATTATTTGTAGAAGGAATCCGAAACAGTTTGATGGATATCATCTCAGAATATCGAAGTATAATTAACAAATCAGAAGTTCCAAATTCTGTAAGAAAGTTAGACAAAGGAGAAGGTGTAATATTGAAAGATTTGGGTTGTCAAAACAAAAAAGAATCTAAGGTTTGGAGAAGTCTTTTCTTGCCGACATATTTTCGACCAATCAATAAAGACACGTTGATGTCAACAATCATTGGAGATAGTGAACAGAAGGACATTTTGTTTTCAGGAAAATCTTGGTTAGATGATGAACTAGAATCAGATGCAACTCAAGATTTAGAGAAACATCGAGTCATAAAAGAAAAAGTTAGAGAAGCATCCAAAGTTCATGTTAATGCTGACGATAACGATGTATGGGATGCTCTCATGGAAAATCATTTTTCAGATGATGATTTAAATCCCACTAATCATTCATAAGGGTGGGAGAAACGGATAGGTTTTATGTCGCCTAAAAAGACCCCAAGTAAATTGCCAAAGTATGCTGAAAAGAGATTACGCCCATTCATAGATAGTGGGATTTCAAAAGGAATCTTTACTGATGATTCCACAGTAATTCAACTGTTCGCAAACTTTGCTAAAGACCCAACAAACAAACCGCAAATAGACGCTCTAGGTGGAATGAAAAGTGAGATAGCACAGTCATTCGTTACAGATGCAGTTCTGATAGATTTAACCAGCATTCTAAGACAGAAAAGATACACAGCACACGTTGATGTTTTTGAAGTTGCACATAGGACAGTTGGAATCAATAAAGGCAATCCTCGACCTGCCTGTTTTATGATAGGTCAAGCAGTTATCGAAGATACAGATGGAAGCGTTATGGATTCAGCACTTTTCAGAATGAGTTTATGGGATGCCGAAACTGCAATAGCAGACGATGTTGAAGCAGGTGGAACTTACTCTCTAAGTGTATCTTGTAGGAATCTTGATGCGGAAGTTCTTGACCTTAGAACTCTTTCAGGAATTACTTCTTTCAAATCAGAAAATTATGACCATTCTGATAGAAGTGAATTGCTAAAATCAATGTTCGATATTACACCAATTTCTGACTTAGATGATGACATTAGCAGAAGCCCAACTGATTATCGTTTAGTTGAAGCAACTGTATCATATGCAGGTGTTCAGAATAGTAGGGCTGGAAGTCAATTTGGCAAGATGCTTTTGAAGGATGATTCTACTATGACTATGGAAGCAATTGAAAGTGGTGAAAACTTACTTTTGAATTGCATAACATCAACATCTATTGCTTCAAGATTTGGAAAATACAGTCGCATTTTAGCACTCCTAACTACGAAAGATAATGGTGAATATGGACTATCTGCAAATGTAGAAACTGCAATTGGTATTATCACAGTTGCACCCCCTGTTCCTGAAACTTCTGTTGGTTCAGATGATGATGATGATGATGCTGCTGATTACTTCAATAATTCAGACATCAAAACAATCGGTGATGATGAAGATGATGAAGAAGAAGTTGTGGAAGAAGTTGTGGAAGAAGTTGTGGAAGAAGTTGTGGAAGAAGTTGTGGAAGAAACCGAATCTGAAACAGAAGAAGAAGCGACTGTTGAAGTCAACACGGAATCTAATGAAAATCCAAGTCCAGCAGAATCCGATGACGATGACGATGATTGGGAAGATTGGTGATTGAAGTGGCGAAAAAGAAAGTTGCGAAATATGCAGATTTGATTGAGTCATGCGACACAGGTTCAGATATGGCAAATAGACCCCAACTAAGGCACATAAAACTGCAAGGATTTGCTGGTGGTGGTAAATCTCATTTCGCAATTTCTTTCTTCGCACATCAATCGAAAGGACTGAAACCCGAAGAGTGTTTATGTACGATTATTGATTGTGATTTAGAAGGTCAATCTGCTTTGGTGAAAAGAGAAGATATCTTGCCAAAAGAACTTCGACCAAGACTTCTGAGAAAGGTTTGTAGAACACCAACAGATGTCAATGAAATTTCACTTGCATTTATTGATTTACACAGGCAACATCAGGAAAAATATCCTGATGGATGTCGAGTATTAATTTTTGAAAACGAATCTGCATTTTATGTTGGATGTAGAGATTTTTATTCTCAAGAAGTTCATGGTAAAAGTGAAGCAGATTTGATGCTAGAAAGACAAACCCAAGCGATAGCAGAAGGCAAGAAAACTTTACCTGCTTTCAAGGAAGGTCAAATGCACTCATACAAAGTCATTAACAGATTATTCTTTACACCATATGAAAGGCTTAAAATTGCAGCAGAAATGTTTCAGTTTCACTTCCTATCAACTGTGCTTCTTAGAGAATATACTGAGGGGTATGGAACAGCCAACGAAAAGAGAGTTGTTACAGCAGCAGGTAGAGCAGAAATGACTGACCCTATCTTCGATTGGATTATTGAGTTTCATCAACAACAAAGAGCCAAAGGAAAAGAAATCAAAACTAGACACATTTCCATTGTTAGAAAGAGTAGAGTTTGCACTCCATTCCAACTGATGAATCCGAATCAAGAAAAGTTTTGGAAGGCTGTTGAAGATAACAGTCAATAATTATCAAATAGAGACAAACTGAGGCATTGAAATGAAAGTTCCGTACTTATCCGCATCAAGACTAAAACTTGCTCAGGATTGTATGTTTTCTTATGGGAAAAAATACGACCCTGATACTGCTGATGATAGAACTATCAGATGGAAGAATGAACATCGAGATAATATGCAAGCAGCGAAGTTAGGAAATAACATTCACAATGCTTTGGAAGAATGGAGAAGGCCGAACCCCGAAACAGGAAAAGTAAGAAGGCCATTGTTGAAAAAATTGCTAGAATTGTATGACGAAGAATCTTCTAAGAATGAAGTAAATTTCGATATGTATGAAGATGGAAAAAATATGATTAAAAGATGGTTCGTAGAAAGGGGTGGAAATAAGGTAAAAGTTCTTGCAGTCGAACAAGCATTTGGCTCACACAAAGCACCATACAAACTATCCAATGGAACACCCATTTTCGGTTTCATAGATTTGGTGTTAGAACACCCTGATGGAACAATAGAATTGCTCGATTACAAATCGCAAAGAAAACCAATCAAACAAGAAGAAGCAGATTCAAATGTTCAGGCTGGAATGTATCTTGCAGTAGCAAGTGAAATATGGCCTGATAGAGATATCATTTTTACTTTTGATTTGTTACGATATGGAACTGTAACAACCATATGGTCAGATGAAAAAATAGACTCATTCAAATCATGGTTGAAAGGTAAGTATGAATGGATTCAATCTGTAACTGACCCTGTACCAACAATAGGTGAAGGATGTAAGTGGTGTCCGTTTGTAGATATATGTCCGACAGCACAGGATTTGATAATGAATGGTTCATGGGATTTGGTAGTGCCTGATGACCCAACTATTCTTGACCAAAATGAAATGCTTACAACTCTTGCATCAGTCAAAGCAGCACAGGCAATTTTGACTAAGAAAAGAAAGCAAATAGAAGATACAATAAAACAAGAATGGTTTGACATGGTTTCAGGTGGAGAAGCAGTAGAAACTAAGGAGTGGAAGGTTACATATGATGATAGAAAAAGAACAGAATATATTCCATCAGAAGTTCAAAGAATAGTAGGTGCAACAGCCTATGGTCAAATCTCAACTTTATCTAAGACTGCTGTTGAACGAATATTGCCTATATTACCCGATAATGTAGCCGAAGAAGTAAAGAGTTCCGCTATTACTAAACCCTACCGCACATTGAATGTAAGACGAAAGGCGAATGACGAACTCTAACGATGAACAAAAAGACCCAATTTCAAGGGAAGTTCCTTCGTCAAAATATGGTACTCGTAAGTTCGGTAGAATGGGTAAAACCGATGGCCGAAATGTCAAAAGATTATGGAAGGCTTTGATTGCTGCTGGTGCAATTTATCCTGACGGAAATCCCTTGACAACAGGGGAAATAGTTCAGTTGAAAAATCAACCATTTGAGATTCATAGATTGACAAATCATCTAGCCAAAAAACCACATCTGTTTTTTTGTGCTGGTGAATCGAGAGTTGCAGGTCTTGATGGAAGAACAAAATATCCTCAGAAAACTTGGTTAGCACATGAAGATGCTTACGATGAAAAATAAATTTCTCGATTTTTTCCTCAGTTTTTTTCAAACATTCCATGTTGAAGCCAACATCTGAATTGATTCAAGCCGAAAAACTATGAATTCACAAAATGACTTCATTTATATCGGTGGGCTAACCAATGAAAAATTATGATAACACCCAACAGTCATGTATCAAGAAATGCAACAATAAGAGTATCAGCATCATCACTTTCAAAGACGTTGAAAAGAATAGTTATGGATAAGCCAGCCAGCCCTGTGAGGATGCTTCTAACAAACGATGGAATTAGTATATGGACTCACGACATATCTAACACTATGAATCTTCTATTAACCAATTCTAAGGTAGATGATTTGAAAGTAAAAGAGCCGTGTGTTTTACTCATTTCTCCCGATTCGTTTTCTGATTTATTATCTGCAAAATTTGGTAATGAAATAATACAAATTTCAACAGAAGCGAACAAGCCAATTGTCATCAAAAATAAAAACGGTTCTCGAACTGTATATCATGCAGCAGATGAAGATGACTGTGCAATAGTTCCTGATAGATGGTTGATGCCAAAAGACAAGAAAGGATGGGTCAAGATTCCTCAAAAAGACAATGAAGTTTGCACTACAAGAATAACGATTTCAAGAGATTCATTATCTCAAGGTTTGGTTGATATGAAAGTAGCCAAAGCACCTTACATTGTATTTACTTTTGACAACAAAAAATCAACCTGTGCATCAGGTCATTGGGGTGCTAAAAATAATCAATCTTATTCCGTTATAGATGCAGAAGTTGAAGGAGAAAAAGTCGAGATTAGTTTGTCAGAAATACTTGCTGGAATACTATCTCGATGTGATGGAAATACTTTCATTATTCACAAACACAAAGATATTCCATTTATTGTTGTAGAATGTGGTGATACAACATTGATTGTTGCTGAGACAATGAGGGATGTGTGAGTATGTTCGACCCAAACAAAAACCGATTCGATTTACAATTAGCAGAAGAGATGTTAGGTATGACAGAAGATGACAAAATATCCTTGAAACTAATTGTCTCAGTTGACCTACTTTTGGCTCATGCTGGAATCACCGATGAACAAGTTCAGATGGCTTACAAAGCAAGAGTTAAATCTCACATTCAAGATGCTTCGGATAATCTAAAAAATATACTGAATGAAGAGTGATTGAGATGAGTTTATTCGATGTTGACAACATTGATGAAATGGCTAATCATTTTGGATTCAAACATTATCCAAGAGCCATAGGAAATCCACGTCAAAACTTTGTCTTTGCTACGGAAGATATCTATCGGTCTTACTCAAAATGGAATGGAAATAAATCTTGTTTCATAAGCACAGGTGGATATGATAATTTACAATATGAAGTTGGAAATAAACAATCTCCAAAAACAATTGTTTACGAACTAACTTTCTTCGACTTTGACCATTCAACAAAACCTGAAAATGCATTTGCTGATGCTCAAAGATTATCTGCGTTTTTGAGAGAAATGAATGTGGCTCATTGGGTTCAATATAGTGGTAGTAAAGGATATCATTTATTCATAGTCCATGAGGCTACTAGATTCAAATTTGACTTCAAGGATGGTAGTGGTGAAGCATTGAAGCAAATCGTGCATCAGACGCAAGACCATTTGCGTAAAACGATAGGTCTGAATACACTTGATGAGCAGACAACAGGCGACCCCAAAAGACTGTGCAGATTTCCTTTTTCTAAGCACATAGATAGACATGGAAATAGTAGTGGCCGACACGCAATGCCTGTTGATGTGGAACTTCTCGATACACTATCACATGAGGACATTGAAAAGATGTCTTATCGGCCAAAATATGAGTTGCCTAAAATCAATGGAAGGAAATTAAAACTGATTGATTTTGTAAAGGAACTCGGAGTAAAATTACATTCTCCTGAATCATTACTTCGACCCGTTGTAAATGTTGACTTCAACATTGCTCAAACCGATGCGGAAGCATCTCGATTTCTTGCATCCTTAGATAGAAGATGTATGGGAGTTGTCAATGAATTAAAGAGAAGAAATCCACCACATAAGCCGAGAGTTTATTCTGCTTTGTTTGCTAAAATATTAGGAATGGGTTTGCATGATTTTGAAAAGATATGGATGCAGTTAGGAACTGAAATTGGATATGTAGATTTACACAATACTGAACATCGGCTGTATCAAATGTCAACTATCTTCGATGACCCCAAATATTACATCTTCCCAAACTGCACTACGCTCAAAGCAAATGGATGCTGTGTAGGCGATATTTGCCCCCGATTCAAGGATATGGGGGGCATGGATTATCAACCCCGTCAGATTAAACGCAAATGGTCGAAACGGGATGATATCAAATCAACGTAAGACAAGATATGGAAGATTACTTGATGACCGTTCTGAACTAATTGATTTTCTCGATTCTGCTTCACTTGGTCAACTGCTGGGATTCTCTCGATTCCTAACTGTGGAACTTGTTGAAGTCAACACGCAATCATTGTCAATTTCTCCAAGTTCAGATGAGATTTTTCCACTTGTCAATCAGATGATTTTGAATGAGTTATTTTCTCGACATAGACGGGTTGACCATAGAGAACATAAAGAAATGCTGACCTATCTTTCTGAACTTGGTTTTGAGATAGTTAGTCTTGATACAGGCAAGGGTGATGTATCAACAAGAAAGGTCAGCATAGAACGTAAGGAAGATGACTTCATTCCTTCCCTGTTTGATGGCCGTAGGCTCAAGCAGTTGGGTGCTATGAGAGAAGAGGCTGAATACTCCTATCTGATTGTTTCAAAGTCTTACGATGCGATTAGATTAGGTGCAAGAGATAGGGGTGTTAGTGAACAAACTCTAATCTCTTTCATAGCATCTCTATGTGCTGTTGGATATCCACCAATTTTTATTGACAACAGGCATGATGCTGCATTACTAACTCACAAGATAGTTCAGAAAATAGAAGATGATAATCCAAGACTGTATGTGCCTAGACCAAAATCTCCAACTGTAAATGAATATCGAGATTGTCTGATTGAAGGATTACCAAAAATCGGTTCAAAATTACGAAGAAGGATTACCAAAAAATATCCAACAATAATTTCACTTTGTCAAACAACACCGGAAGAACTCTCGACAATCGAAGGTGTTGGCCTCAACACAGCAAACAGAATACTCTCAGTTTTACGTGGAGAAAAAAATGATTCGGCTTAGTCAGAAAATGAAGTTTTGATAGAAAAAACCATTGATTTACCCTATGTATTGATATAGGGAATGCCCCCCTTGCTCATAACATGAGCAACCAAGCAGACAACAAAAACGCACCGGAACTTGTGTTAATGATGGGATTACCAGCAGCAGGTAAATCATATGTAAGAGAAAATATGTTCTTGGGAACTCATTCTTTCATCGACTGTGATACAATCAAAGAATCAATGCCTGAATATGACCCACTAAATCCTCAAACTGTCCACGAAGAATCAAAAGTATTGTGTCATCAAATGATGCTAGACTTATTTGAAAACCCAACCAATGCAGTATATGATTCCACAGGAACTAACTCTGAGAAAATGACAACATACATTCACATGGCTCAGGCTGCTGGAATGACAACAAAATTAGTATTCGTAGATGTTTCAATCGAGACATCAATTTACAGAAATGCAAACAGGCCAAGAGTAGTGCCTGAACACATCATCAGAACCAAAGCACAACAAATCTACGAATCATACGATATTGTATCATCATTAACAGATTCAATCGAGAGAGTTTTGAACGAGTAAAATCAATTCTATCATAAGGGTGGGATTAAACAGATTATCTCATGTGGTCTGAAAAGTATCGCCCAAATAATCTCGATGATATTGTTGGTCAGGAACATATCGTGAAAAGACTCAGGTATGTAGTTGAGAAATTACATGAGAATGGTGATGATGCTGCATTCCCTCATATGATGTTTTCAGGCAAGGCTGGAACAGGAAAAACATCAGTTGCAGTAGCCCTGATGAAATCTATGTTTGGTGAAGATTGGAAGGCCAATTTTATCGAGTTAAATGCAAGTGATGAGAGAAGCATCAATGTCATCAGAACTACGGTCAAAGACTTCGCTAGAAGAGGGACAATTGGAACATATCAAACTAAGGATGGAAAAGATTTGTTGATTCCATTCAATGTTGTATTTCTCGATGAGTGTGATAATCTCACTTCTGATGCTCAAGCAGCATTGAGAAGAATCATGGAAAAATATTCCAAGCAAACTAGATTCATTTTATCCTGTAATTATCCTCACAAAGTTATAGCACCAATCAGGGATAGATGTGCTTTCTCAGGTTCAAGGTTCAAGCCTATCCCATCTGATGCTATTTGCAGGGCTTTAGAGGCCGTTGTAGAGCAAGAACGTCTCGATATAGCACCGAATGCACTAGAGGCCGTAGGAATGGCTGCAAATGGCTCTATGAGAAGTGCATTAAATTTGCTTTTTTCTGTTACTCGCATTCCAATCCGAGTAGAAATTGAAGATGTCAATGAAATTACAAACGAAATATCTCAGAAATCGCTTCGACAAATGCTAGGATTGGCTGTTGAATCCAACAAATTAGGTGTTGAAGATTCAAAATATGTCAAGATTCACCAGCGATTAGATTCTATGGTCGAGAATTTGGGTGAAAAAGGTATGAGTGGAGTCGAAATTTTAGATGCATTTTTGATGACTGTTGAAGAAGATTCCAATGTTCCAAACAAACTGAGAAAATCAATCTACAAAAGTATGGGCGAAGCAATATATTGGTGTTCAATTTCATCTGACGATTTACTAACCGTCAAGACATTTCTAAGGAGAATAACTGTATGAGTGAAATTGAAGAAAAAGTAATAGAAAAAATACGACAAAGAGCCGAGTTAGGTTTGAACAAATATAACACAACAATGGAACGTACAGATTTGACTTTGAAAGAATGGATAAATCATGCTATGGAAGAGGCTATGGATTTGTCAGTTTATCTTCAACGGATTCTGATGATGTTGGAATCTCAAGATGTTGAAACCAACACGGAGTTTTTGGAAGAATCCGAGTGAAAAAAAA